ACGCTGGACCGTGGCGCAGGTTCTATATTTGCGGGCACCGCCGCCGGGCGGGATCTCTGTTTCCAGGACGCCCTCCTGGGTCAGCTGTTGCACACGGCGGACCGTTTTCCCCAGCAGCTGGGAGATCACCGTGGTGCTGGACCACTCCGGCACCGTGCCGGACAGCACCGCCGGCTTTTCGCTCTTTGCCCGCTTTCCGGTGCCGCCGGTCTGCTTCTTTTCCGCCACCGGCGCCACCTCCTTTTTGCTCCGGCAGGGTGCCCCGCCGGTTTCGCTTTTCCGGTTTTGGTCGATTTCGTTTTTTTCGCCGCTCCTTTTTCGGCTTATACCCCCGTAGGGGGGTATAACTTTCCCGGCATTTCAAAAAACCGTAACGTAACCGCCGGATTTTTTTCTGTTTTCACAGGGTAAAACGTCGGGCCTTCCTTGCCCCGCACGGCTTTTCCTGCTGGGGAGTACCTACACAGGGGGGTGCGGGGTCCTTAACGGGTGCCCTGGGTGCCCCTCGGCAAAGGCACCCAGGGCGGGAGGGTTAGGCCGGGCCGCCGCGTATGCACACGTCGCAGCGGCGCAGGGTGAAAGGAGGAAAGCCCCCGCGGTACACTCCCCGGCCATGGTGTGGAAAGCAAAGAACCACCGGCCTTTCGGCTGGTGGTTCTCGGTATTCGTTTCAGGGCTTCACCCCTGCGCTGCTTTCCATGCTATCAGTATAGCACGGTCAATAGTCCAAAAGCGTCCAAACTTTTCAGGGGCGATTATTCCGCCCGTGCGGCCCTGCCCGCTGCTGCTTCCGGGCCATGTATTCCTCCAGCAGTTTCCGGTTGCGCTTGTTCTCCAGGATTTTATCCAGGGCGGCGTTGTAGTAGTTGAACACATTTGACCGGCTCATGTAAAGGGCCTCCGCGATCTTATCCCAGCCCCGGCAATCTATGTGTCGCATTTCCACCACGGTGCGCTCGGTGGAGTTGTCGGGTAATACGTCGATCAAATCCATAACGTTCAGGACGGCCTTGGCCATTTCCTCCCGCTGCTCCTCGATCCTGTCCTCCACTTCGGAGATCCGAAAGACAACGGACACGGATCCGTCCGTCTTTGTCGGCTTGGTCGGCGGCGTCAACCTGAACGCGGACCCCGTACTGGGCGCCCGCAGTTCGCTGGAAAGGACGCGGTGGCGCTCCTCCAGGATCCGCTTTTTCCCCACAGCCGTGTGGTACTGCTGCAGGTATTCCTTGACAGCCTCACGGCCCAGGGTTTCGTCCGTTGTCTTTTTGCTCATTCTCACACCTCGGTAATGTCGTACCCAAAACGGTCCTTTAGCATTTTCTTTTTCATGGCATACTTGGCCGTTCTGGTTGCCTTGCTCTTTACGTCCTCCACGACGAACTCCCAGGGCACCCCGCTTTGTTCTGCGTAGTATGGCGCATGACTTCCGTATAGCTGCCTGTTTGGCGGCTGGTAGTATGTAAAATCCGCCTTGTAGCGGATCGCCCGCACCCGCTTTCCCTCCGTGTCGGTAAACGCTTCCTGCAGGGTGAAATCCACCTGGAGGCGCAGATCACGGATCTGCCCCCTTGCCTGGCGGGCTGCCAGAACGTCGAACCTGCGGGCCTCTTTTTGGCTGTCGAAATGCAGGACGGCCCCGGAGGCTGTCACCCGCTCGGTGGGGGTGTTGTGGTATTTCGTGCCCTTTGTCGGATCCTGCGGCGGGGGGGGGGGGGGGGGTGGGCCCCCCCGCCGGTGGTGCTTCC